GTGAGTTTTCTCCTTCTTTAGGAATATCAAAAAATACTTCATTATATAAGTCAAAAAACTGCTGAATGTTAACTGTAGGGGTGGTTGATAATAACTCGTTAAAACCTAAATCTATTTTATCTCTAAATTCTTTTAAAGAATATACAATTTTATTAAAATTAATGTCACCTTCGTATTTATCAGGAATTGGGTTTTCCTCATCCTGGATAATAATAGGGGTTTCAGGTACAGGACTTACTTGGGGTCTTCCTTTATTTATTTGGGTATTTCCATACCTAGGTGATGTTGGGGGAGGTGCAGCAGCCATTACGATTTAACTATTTTAAAGTAACAATTTTCATCATATACCCTTATACCATCATTATTTTCATGTTTAAATAAGAGTTTATAATATCTTTCTTCTTGTAACCCATTCATATATAATTTAAAGTACATACCTTCAGAATCAGCACTTAGTTTAGATGTAGGGCCAAAAGGGATAACAGTTTCTTCAGTAGCATAGTCAACTAATGAATAAAAAGATTTACTAGTAAAGTATTTTACATCTAAAAAGTTAGAAGAAGTAACAAATCTACGGGTAGGATATAATTCTCTTACATTAAGTCTAAATTTAGGTTCTTCTATAGTTTTAAATTCTTGTTTATTATTTCTTAAAGTTACATATATGTCACCTGTTTTTAAAATTTTACTATCAATTGCAGCACTAGTATCATAATCGGAATCATCCCATGATATATCTAAATATGCAGGGTATATAGTATGGGTGTCTACAGAGAAAAAATTTAATTCTCCATCTGATATAGCTGTAAATTCTTGGGATTCTGAACGTTTTAATATAAATCCATTATTAGTAATACCATTTGGGTAAGTAGCTGAATTATTACTAGCACTATAATGTTTTAAAACTGGAGAAGTTACGTTTAAAGAAATATCTAATTCATCATTATATCCATAAGTTCTATTTACTTCAAAACCAGATCCAGTATACCATATTCCCCCTCCTTTAGCATCATCCGTCCAGCTACCTGTGGCTCCTGAAGGAAGGCTACTTGTACTCCAAACTGTTCCTATAGCTCCTAATTTTACAGAATTTTCACTACCATCACGAAATAACCAAGATACTCCATCCGTTATTTTAGGTTCATTATCTAATCTACCTGTACCATTTACCCAACTTTCTGCTAGTGGGTATGCTTCTAAATGTTGATCTATACTTAATTCCCTATGTTCTGTTTGGTATAATTTTAAACTAGCCGTGATTATGGTTTTATCCTGGGCCCTATCATTAATAACACTATTAACTTCATTATTTTTAAATTGGATTAATATTCTGCTAGGATAGTAGTTATTATCTGTAAAGGATTGTTCATCCCTAATGGTTAATATTTCATCAATACCCGTATTAGTAGATTGGTTAGTGGGATGAGAATATATTGTAGCGTCTTTTTCAGGAAATAGGAAGTAATGTGCCATTGTTATTAATTATCGAGTTACTCTACCAATTATATCATTATTAGGATATTTCAATTCAAATATTGAAGGGTCTACAGGAGGGTATATTACATTATTTCTAGTAGCTGCTTCAAAATTATATTTAAATTGTGAATAACCACTATTAATTCCAAATTTATTATTAATAGTAATTTTACCTACATTTTGAACCCCGTCAACATTATATAATATATTAGATATATCACCTACAATTATGGGTTGATTAATTTGCCAATTATCTATATTAAAGAAAGTTCTTAAATTATTAATACATGTAACTAAAACCCGTTCATTATTAAATCCTTTTTTAACACTAATATCAAATTCTATATTAAAGTTAAGTATAGATGCATTTTTAATATTAATAGCATCCGTTAACATTCTATATTGTTCCATATAGGTAGCTAAATTTTCTTTAGCAGCTAAGGGTAGAGTTTCTAAATTTTTATTTAAATCATATCCTAAAACATATAGATTCAAAGCATTTGGATTAGCAATACGTTTATTAGTTTCTAAAGAAATTTGATTATCTTGGGCTATATAAGCTTTAGCTATATTACCAAATTGTACGGGTAATGATAAGGCTCTAAATATATAATCTTCTTTAGTTACAGTACGTTTTTGGGCAGCAAATTGGGCTACAGTATTAAGACGTATGTCTTGAGCCGAATCTCCTGGCCCACCACCTAAAGCAGGTTCAGGGTTAGTGCATGCTAAGGAATCTATAGCTGTGTTTAATACACTCGTACTTAATCCTCCTTTTCGTGGCGTAATAACTGCATTACCTATTCTATTAATAGTATTAGCGTTTGTATTAGCACTTATACCTCCTCCTACCATATAAGTAATTGTTAGGGTAGTGTTCGAAGGGGCTTCTCCGTACGCTTTAGTATATAAAAAGTTTGAAGGATCATAAGCTCGATCTAAATTAGATCTACCATCAGCTATTCCTAAACCTATATTATCTGGGTTAGGAATTATAGTAGTATCATCACCGCCCGTAGATCCTGCTCCAAAATGGATTTCTAATTTTTTATTAGATCTAAATCTAGTAATAAACCTTTTAGATACTTTTTTAGTTCTTAATAAATAAGGAACTTGCCCACTATATTGAGGTAAATCAGGATCATAAGCTTCACTATTAGGTACTTCTTCAAATACAGTTTCTTGGGCTAAATATGGAACTTCAGTCCATGTATTACCTTCTGAATCTACTATAGATTGAATACCTATTATATTAGTATCATCTAATGATAATGTCTTAAAACGTTCTGCACCCGCTATAGTAAAAGTAGTTGTTTTTAGTTCAGCACTAATAGCTTTAGTTTTCTTTTTTAAAAGAAAATATTCAGGTTGGGTACCATTTAAAGAATATACAGTCTGTTCAGTAGGATCGGCAGATGAAGAAAAAGCAAAATCTACAGCATCTTGAATTATATAACGGTTATTAGTACTATTATTAGGTAAAAAATCAGAGTTAGCTTCTATTCTATAAGCATAATCAAAATCTGGATCTCCATTACTAGTAGCAGGAATTTGTTGGAATAATTCTAAATCTACAACAGCTGGACTAGTAACAGTAGGTACATATCCTAGATTATATGCTAAGGCATATAAATTTTCTCTTTCTTGGGCATATTGTAAAAATACTTCTTGAATCTGGGCATCTGTATAAAATGAAAGAACATCTCCTACATAGGAAGCCATTTCAATAAACATAGTTCCTGGGCTACCTTCTGTAAAATCATTAAGTAAATCAGGGTAATATATTTCTGCCATATTGATTAAAGCTGATTTAAAATCGCTAAAATCCTTATCTAAGTACCTTACAGGTTTATTATTGTCTTTTGCTGTTGAGTATGCCATTATACTTCGTTATTAAAGTTATCGTTAGTAAAACTTAAAGTAACTGAATCTTCTTCATCATTATTATTTAAACTATAATTAACTGTCATGTTGAGAATATGACCTTGTAATCCACTGTCTCTAAGGGCTATGTTTTTTATAGTAATTTCAGGGACGTATTGCTCAACTTGGGGAGTAACTATTTCTCTCAATTCTTCCCCTGCTATAGGGGTATTTTGTTGGAAAAGTCTGTTTTTTAAACCTGCACCAAAATTGGGGTGGTGTAATCTTTCTCCAGGTGATGTTAATAATACATTTATCAATTTTGATTTAGCATGAGCCCTAGTAGTATAATCTAAATCAAATATCTTTTTTTTATTAAAAGGTAAACGTATCCCCACTGCGACTTTTTCATCAATGTCAACAGGGTCTATTTTAATAGGTTTACGTAATTTAATAGCCATTAGGGTCTAAAATCTTTTTTCTTGTCAATAGCTTCCATAAGCTGAGAATAATCCTTATTTAAAAACTGGTTTACAGGATCGTTAGTATTAAATGTTTCTTCAGCCGTTGGGGCCATAGCAGTTTCGGATAGTAAGGAATTTAAAGTATCGTTCCCTGTAGAAAAATTAGGGGGAGGCATTTGGGCTTTAATTTTAGATCTAAATTCTTCTTTTAGTGAATTATCTTCTATTTTTTCTTGTACTATAGGCTTAGATGTAGATAATTCTTCTTTTAATACAGCCATTTCTCGCCTTAAGGCATAATCAATTTCTTCGCGTACAACTTTTCTAATAATTTTTTCGAAAGCACTTAATTTCATCGCTATTAGTTTTTAATAAATATAAGTTATTTTAATTTATTGTAGTTTCTATTGTATCTGATCTATATAATTCGGTTCCAGGTCCGTCTTCCCTAGTTTCAATTTGAATTTTACGTGTTCCTGGGTATATTAAATCCGTTATTACTGTAGATAAATTATTAGGATCAGATAGGTATTCTTCTAATGTAGTACCAGACAATAATGAGTTTTCATTTCCATCACCTGTAGTAGTATCTTGTAGTTCTGGTAAGTTTAATCCTAAAATAAAATTAGTCCATATAGTATTAATTTGTTCTAATAATAGGGTTAATTGATCTATTACTGATTGGGTATTTAAAATACCTATATTTATAGGATCCGCTAGTAAATTTATTTCTTTATCAAAGAAGTTTTTGAATGTAGGTAAAGAATTACTAATATCACTAAATTTTTGGATATTATCCTTAGCCATTTTTTTAAAATCCCCTGATTTATTAATTACAGTACCACTTACAACAGGTGTTACTTGGGTTGCTAAAATGCCATCTATTATTATAGGGAGGCCTTTAAGTACTTCTATAAATTCCTTTAATGGGCTACTGTTTAAAAGATTATCTAAAAATGTAAATCTTTCATTTATACCCGTTAATTTTTTTTCAATAGCTTTTAATTCCTCATTTGACCTTTCTAATTTTTGTATAACTCCTTCTATAGTTCTAGTAGTTCTTTGGTAAACCCTTTCAGCTTTTTGTAAAGCCGTTGGAGAATTTGAAGCTAAATTATTTAATTCATTTTTAAATGATTCTGGGGAAGGTATATTAGAATCAAAAGTTTCTTGAGCCTTTTTTTTAGAAATGGCTAAAATTTTATCTTTAGATTCAGATAGTTGCTGAGATGCTCTATTTAACGCACTATTTACTATATTATTTATCATTTTATAAATACGTTTTTACTATCTATATCATCTAAGCGGGTTCTAATTTTAGCTAAATCTCCTAAAATAGTTTGTGCTAAACCTAAATTAACACCTGGGTTAGGACCCATTAAACCTGATGTATTAGGATATGAGATTTGAAAAAACATTTCTAAAGCTCCAATTAAATCACTTAATAGTAATTTTAATTCCCTACTTCTAACAGCGGGTATATTAACATCTTGACCATTTTCAATAGGACCTATATAAACCGTAGGGCTATTTAAAAACATATCACCATTACCATTTACATGAAATTCACCATCAGTTTTAAATAAAAATAAGTTTTTAGATGAAAATACACTGTCATCACGACCATTAAATACTAATCGATCGCTATCAATTAATATTTGTTTACCTACGAATTGATCTTCTTGTATAAATGTAGTAGCCATTATATTAGCATTTTATTAGATATATCAATAAATAAATCACTATTCCACCCAGGGAAAAAATCATTTCCAGTAATACCTAAAGGTTGGCGAGTGCTTAAATCGCGATTTTCATGTCCCCAGATATTATAAAATTTTATAT